GTCAGAAGGGCAGGGGATCACTACCACCCCACTTTCTTATTACCTTTTCCTAACCACTCATCATAAGGTGAGCAACGCTGGTCCCGCTAACCCTCCAAGATACCTGGGGACTGCTTGCGTAAGCAGGTTGGTGCCAGCACGCACAGCTCCTCTAGCGGCATAATTTGCAAGGACCCCCATGCCATGCATGGCGCTCGCTGCAAAGTTGTGCCACCAGTCGGGCTTCATTGAATGAAGGCCTCCGACCTGCTTAGCAAAGTCCACACCAGCGGCGGGTGCAGAGGAAGCAGCGGTTCCGATTCCGATGACAGGGGTCCACTCAAGCACCACTGTGATCCGGATGACCAGAGCAATGCCAGCTGGATAGCCTCTATAGGCTATCAAGACGGCATTCTGGTCAGCTTGATCGGACAAAGTGGCGGAGCCATTGTTGACTCCGACTGCGTAAGTGTGATCCAAGCCTCCAGGGAACCAATTTACACTGTAATTCTTTTTAGCGAGTACAGAGCGAGCCTGACACAAGGTGAAAACATCATCCACTCTGTACGTACCCGCAGTCGTGATCTGATTGGTGGCGCACACAGCAGCCCCAATCTCACCCGTCATCGAGTTGTACGAAACGGCTGATGGTATCACCTCTAAACACGCCGAAATTGGCCTAAACTTGTTGGCACTGGTACCCAAAAAGGTGCCGGCAACGCCCACACCCGTTATGGGAGCAATGGCCACAGTCGAGGACGCATTGGCGTTATAGAAGTAAGTGTTCGCCGCAGGTGAGTACATAAAGTAACCGGACGTCAGACCAGCCGAGTTGTTGATCGTGAAATCTGCCGTGAACCTCTGAATAACCCCTCTCTCACCAGAGTAGGGGGATTCAAGGGTTCCCGCACATGGATCCACCAATAATCCCTGATATGGCGTCAGGCCTCTCTGCGTTCTCACCCTGCGCTTCACTTTCTTCGCTGGCTTTGTACTCTTTTTGTTTTTAGTCATCCTTCAAAGTGGCTTGGGCGGGTTCATAAGTCATGCACGCAACTAAGTCCCACCGATTAATCCTCTTCTGCTATCCCGTAGGACCACGAGTCTTCCGGAAATTCAGAAGCGATCGACCGGTCATCCCTCATCTCGTCGTGCCAATCCCATGCATTTCCCCAAAGCATGCGCTCGCCACCTCCACGGAGACGTTTGTACCCGAACCCATAATACTCGCTATCCATAGATGCAAGATCGGACATCGAACCCTCAGACATCATGTCCGAACTCAGGACATAATCGCCCGCGGCTCGACGAAGGCCCCGAGTTCTCTCAGCCACGGTAGCGTAGCGAGGAAACTTGTCCGGTCCCCAACGAGCAACGGGCGGAGGGCGCCCAAAGTTCCGATCAGTCAAGGGGTGCGTAGGTCTCGATAGCATCCGCAAAGCGGGCACATTCAGTATGGGTCCGTCCACAACCGTCTCCCTCCCCACAAGATAGGTGTCAGCCTCCAGCTCGCCAGCGAAACCCCATAACTCATCAGGGTCACGCATGAGCGCTCCCATCAGGCCTTCCAAAGACCTAACATCATCCCCACTGACACCCACGAAGGCATTCTCAGGCAGCCAGCCGAGGCTCGTATTCGGCATACGCATAGCCGCTCCCAGTATCTTGGCAACGGCTTGACGTGCGGCCTGGAATATCGGGCGCCAGGCTTCCGGGGGCCTACCAAAAGAGATAAGAATCCCGGCAAGCCGGACAGCCTCCATCCCGAGCAGCTTGTTCTTTTCCACCCAGAAGGAGTTGGGATACTGCATCTGCCCCAGCTGGCGGACCATGTCTGCAAACACATAGACACGTCCACCCTCTGAGTAGAAATTGTACCCAACATACAGGAACGTGTTGGTGGCAAGAACGTCCTTAATCGTATCACCCTCCGCAGAAATGAAGTCCTCGAGACGGGCAACCAATCCCATCCCTTGGCCCACTTCCTGCATGGCATCGTTAAGAACGCTCTTAGCGCCAGCATCCTCCTCAAACACTCCTGGAAAGTCAGACACGTATGCTGCAAGCTGTGCCGCCAGTCGTCTCAGATACACGTCCATGATCACATCGTTAACCTTTGACTGAAGAGGCATCCCAGATGGGCCAGCATGATTCATGCGATACACTTGCGAATTCACAACGACACAGCACCTGCTCCTGGCATAAGAATACCAGAGAGCAGCGGCTGGGCCGTCAATTTTCCGCAACTCCTTGTAAAAGGCAGTGTGAATCGCAGCAGTCATGTCCCCATGTTGAGTGAGATCAAAAGACGAGCAATCGATCGAGAACAAAAGCACACGAGCACCCACTCGCAGCGCAACGAAAGAATCGTCGCCAACGTGT